GTTCCGGTGAATGTAGAAACCACCCTCTTCTCGGCGATTGCGTCATTCACAAATTCAGTAGTCGCAATAGAGGTGTCATCGTCCCCTGCGCTTGGAGTCGGTGCAGTGGGGTTTCCAGTAAACACGGGAGAGGATAGAGGGGCTTTTTCGGTATCGAGTTCCTCAATTGCATTCTGAACGTCGGTAGCGGAAATGCCGCCAGCAGGGGTAAAGCCGATGGCGCTCGCAGCATGAGCGTCCGTCGTATCCGCAATGTGGTTATCAATAAGTGTATCGACGGCTTGAACATCGCCATCAAGTTCATTAATCGCGCCCTGGACATCCGTCGCAGCAATAGTTCCTGCTGGCGTGTTTGAAATCGCCGTTGCAGCGTGAGCACCAGAGGCATCGGCAATATGATTATCGATCAGCGTGTCCACCGCCTGAACGTCACCGTCTAACTCATCGATAGCGCCCTGAACGTCGGTAGCGGAAATAGTACCAGCAGGTGTGTTAGCAATATCTCCCGCGTCCAACACGACGGTTCCTGTTTGACCATTAACGGAATCTACGGAACCAGCGGGGCCAGGAACCCACTCAGTATTAAGCGAATCCCAAACAAGCGCGTCCCCATCGTTAGGAGTGGCCGCATCCACGTCTGAAAGATCGTCTAATGCGAGAGAAACTACTCCAGTTTGACCATTTACAGAGTCAACCGCTCCAGCGACGCCAGGAATAAATTCCGAATTACCAGCATCCCACACCAATGTGTCGCCATCTTGGATTCCAGAAACGTCCACGTCATCCAAGTCGCCCATCTCTAGAACGACATCGGGACCAGTATCTCCATTAACAGACTTTACGCCGACAGAAGTTTCCCACTTTTGCCAAACCGATCCCTCGTAAACAACCCGGTCTCCAGCGGCGAACGAAATGTTTCCAGAACCAAAATCGACAGTTCCGGCATCTGAAACGAAATAGTAATCGCCTGTCGTTCCCGATCCGTCGCTCAGAGTAGGAGTATTCGTCGACGCAGCCCAGGTACCGCGATATACAAGAGCGTCCGGAACCGCCTCCACCGCACTCTCAAGATCTTGAAGCGCTGCTTTAATGGTCGAAGAGTCTGGAATCGTGGTTCCGGTGAAAGTGCCTAGATTGGTCGATAGAGCCGGTCGCCCAGAAAGAGCCACCAGCGCGTCGACCTCGGCCTGACTTGCTCCGCCACCTCCGCCGCCGGAACCAGAGTAGGTATGATAAGACAAGTCACACCTCCTTAGTCATGATCCAAACGTCGCAGGTACCGTCCGGAGTTCCTCCAGCGGCCTGAAAGTTGATTCGAAATTTCTTAAATGGAAGCTGATTCGCGTTGCAAAAGATCTGTGTGTCGGAATCGGATAAGGCCGGAATCACTGGGGAAAAGACGATTGGCTCCCAATTCACCCCGTCGATCGTAACTTCAACGGAAAACTGTCCGGTGTTATCAGTTATCCCGCTTGTAACGATCGATACTCCAACATTGTCTTGCCATCCGATATCAACCGGGTCCGACTGAAAGCTGGATGCGAGAGATTGAGAATCGAGAAGCTTATAAGGAGAGATGACATTTTTTCTGGCGGACAAGGAAATACCCCCTAGTGGGCTAACGACCGATATGATCGAAAGGCTCTACTAAGGTTCTCTTGTTTCAGGTTTTCCGACCTTCTAGCTTCTGAACGTCCGACGCCATGGTATTTTCCATGTCGAACTTTTTGGGTGCAGGATTCTGATCTGGAATGAGAAACGTCTTTTGATAGTCGCCAATGAACGATAGGCTCGGTTCCCAGTCTTCCTGAAAGAGGAGTGAAAGCTTGAGTCTCGATTGATAAGGAACAGGTTTTTTCTTATCAGCGAGTGCCGACATCACTCGAAGCTGAACCTGTCGATAAATTTTAGGGTAAACGTGCTCCAGCGCTTCGATGTGATCGCGCGTCAGAGTTCCATCGGAAAGCCTATCGATTACGCTGAGCGGGTCCATCACGGACTCAAGCTTCCTTTCGAACTTTGATATTTCAGCATCCGAAGGGGTGAACGGGCGAACGCTCAAAACATCGGGCGCATATCCTTTAGGAAGAGCGTCATAAAGATATGAAATCGCCCTCGCTGAATTCATCGCATACGCATTTGCGATATTAGGAGCGCCGCCATTATTCAGCGCATCCATGTACTCTGAGACCCGATGATTCCTGACCTCTGGATTCATCTCCGATTCTTCCAGGGATGATTGGATCTTTCTCAAAGATTCCACCCTACTCGAAGATGCCTCTCCGCCTAGAGATCGATTCAGTCCAGAAATCGCACCAGAAAGTGTTCCTCTCCTGGCAGAACTTGCCTTCCTCCGAAAAGAAGACCTTGTCCCCGATCTAGAAGACCCGATCTCATTAACCATTTTTGGAATCTCATCTAGTTTTCCGGCTACCCTTTTCAAAGCTTGCTCGACAGCAAGAATTCCGTCACTTCCCCATTCAGAGTTTAAGGCGCGATAGTTTAACCAATCCTTAGCCTCTCTAAGCGCACCAGATGGAGAAAAAGGATTGTTGTCTATTATGTTGGCCGTGAACGCGGTTCCGCTCGGATTAGGGTTCTTTGGAACCTTGCTTAAAATGGTCGACATGTCTTGAATAACGGCGCGTTGCTCTGGAGTGAAAAGAACGTCTTTAACCGAGTCATCCAGACCCTTAATCGAACGAAGGAATGAACTTACGTTGTACCTCCCTCCAGACGAAGTTTTAGACGCCAGACCTTGAAGGAAATTTTTTCTAACCGCATCAAATGCGTCCGGGAATGTGCTTTTTAAAAACTCAAGAAACCTGGAGTCGTTCTTCGTGAAGAGTTTGCCTGAAAGCTTCTCGGAAGCCATGCCATCAATGAAATCGAGAAACGACTGAGGACTCCGAACGGCGCTCTTTCCGAGAACGTCCTTAAATGGAGCCATCTTTTTGTAAAGCCCCGCCCATCCAGCATCGGTTTCTTTCTTCAAGGCGCGAAGAGACATGACCTTTTCGAGCGCCTCTGGCGTCTTCATGTTTCCTCGAGCAAATCTCACAATGGAGTTGTCGTAAATTCTGTCGATCTTTTCAGCCAGTCGAGAAACTGCCTGGCGCTCAGCATTACTCGCGGTCGCCGAAAGGTCGTTTCTAATGTTCGTCCTAAAGTTCTTAAGACCGTCTAGGGTCTTAATCTCGGTCAAGTCCGATGCGAGTCGCTCACGAAACGCACGCTGCTGACTGGTGGACCCGTCGACGATTTCTTTTCTGAAGTTATTAGCAATGCGATTGAGCGACTTTGCATCGACTGGGATGGCTTTGGCATATTGCTCTATTTCCGAGTACGCGTCTTGAAGGGGTTTGCGAACTCGGTCTATTTCGTTTCTAACCGCTTCCTTAACGATGTCCCCGGCCTCTCGTCGACTGATCGAATTAACGCCGGCCTCTAACTCTGCTGCAGTCGCTCCAAGGATGTTTGACTGAACCTGCTCGAGCCCTTTATAAACGTCGTCGAAATGCCGCGCCTGTTTTGATCCCGAGAACGTAGGACTCCTAGATAGAGCATATGCTGAATCACGGATGGCCTGTTCTTCATTGAACATCGATCCAAAAGTTTCAATCCCAAGCCGATCAGCGGCTTCCTGAACTTTCTGAGCATCTGGTATTTTTCTGGATGCAAGAGCTGAAAAAGAATCACCGGAACCAAAGATTTCTCCGATTTCATCCACCGATTGCTCGAGAGGAGACGCAGCGCCTGCGCCTTTATTTCTGAGTGCGAGTTCTTCTTTCGAAAGAGCGGACTTCGCCCTTTTCTTCGCAAGGCTTTTGAATACACCACCAAGCGCACCAACTGGAGCCCCGAGGGCGAGTCCGGCCCCTAGTCCTATAGCCAGTGTTTCAGCAGCTTGCTCTGGATCTCCAAGTGCGGCTTCGGTAAGCGCATGTGGAGTCGTAAAAATAGCGCCCTCAAGACCCATGGATGCCGACTTTGCAACGGCATTCGACAGGATCTGCTTCGCGCCCTTCTTAGTAACCCCCTCTACTCCTAGAGCGCCTAGCTTCTTAAGAATCGCGCGCTCGAGAGGAATCGCGGCCTTAGTTGCTCCCTTCGTAAGAAGGTTCAGCGGACCCATAGGGGTAACCATGGATGCCGCGAATCCTGCGATTCCAGAAACATCGTTCAGGAACTCGTATTCTTTTTTGAAAGCTTCCTTTTTAGCGACCTCAAGAGGATCTTGAGTCTTGTCATAAATGATTTCTGGAAGTCCGCCCAGAAACTCGTCCGCGAATTGTCCGGCCGCAACACCAATCGCCCCGGTTAGACCCGATTTCTTGACGTGCTCTCGGGCGGCCCCCACCAGCGGGTCTTCAAGCCTATATCCCTCTTGAAGTTTATCAGCGAGCTGATCAGACGGAATACTCCAAGATACCCCATCCTGGTCGACGATGTTGACGCGAGAGTTCTTTGGAAGCTTCTTCGCCCCTGAAGCAATCGCTGATTCCTGCTCGTCAATGGATGTCGTTTTCTTGTCGGACATTAGTTCCTTCGGATATCGGAAATCTTTATGTTCAATCCTTCGGACTTCGCATGATTCTGTAGACCGCGTTTTAGAATTTTTTCCAAGGTCGCCAACCTGACGTCGGCGTTAAGCGTGAAAACCGAGGTCGGATCTGCCACGACTTGATCGATCAACGCACGCTCAGCGTCGGTTACCGCTCCAGGGCCTACGATTGGAACGCGAAGAGGGCCTTGGAGCATGTTTTTTAAAACTTGAGCGCGAGCGGTTTTCTCGTTCGGAGCTAGCTGTCTTCCCCCGACAGACCTTAGCTCGCTAATCATTGAAAGTGCGTTAGCCGTATTTACAGACGCCTCTTTAAACTTAGTAGCTGCCTCTGGAGTGCGAGCAATTCCAGATACCGTTATATCTGGAGAAACTTTCTCGTTCACATAAGACGCACGATCTCTTTCGTCGAGAAGATCGAATTCAGGGTCGTAATTCGAACCAGAAAATCGAGCCTTCGCCATCTTCTTAGCGAGCTGCAACTCAAAAGCGGCCTGAGCCTTCTGTTTTTCCTGCTCGATTTGAGCGACTAGCTGAGCGCCCTTGGCTTGAACAACTGGATTCTGATACTTAGATGCGATCTGCTCTCCCTGAAGCTTCATTCGATCTAGGACCGCACTACGTGCCGCCGCCTCGGCAAGCCGCATATCTCCGAACTTTCGGTACATATGACCGAGAACGGTGCCTTGTGCATCTATCGCGTTTCTTCCTTTTTCGATATCAACGCGCTGAGCGGCTATGTCCTGATTTATGGTGTCTCGAAGCATCTCAACAGCTTGATTTGAGCCCTTTCCCATTCCACCGAAAAACGCTGCGAGCCCCCACAATATCTTGCTTCCAGTTCCGGCGTTCTTCCAATACCTATTCGGATCGACTTGAAGCTTGTTGAAATCAGAAACAGCAGACTTAAATTTCGATAGCTCGTCATTCCACTGCTGCTGTCTTTCGATTTCCGCTTCCTGTCTCCGAGCCTCAAGGCGATCCATGGACTCGATTCCTCTCTCCATGGATTCCGCGCGTTCCTTGAACCCCTGTCCGAGTGCCTTCGACTCCGCAAGAACCCCCATTTGCTGCATGGAGTATGCGTCACCTAGCCTGGATCTTTTATTTTCTTCAGCCTGTTCCACGACTGGAGCGGAAGCGCCCTCGGAAACCACTTCTGGAAGAGAAATGGGCTGTCCCTCTTTTACGGCGGATTGAAGCTGAGTTTCGCTTGCAGTGCTAGGGACCGCGGTCGGAGACCGTGGAGAAAGCATCACAGAAGGGGGTGACGATTCTGGAAGCGGCATAGAACCACCTCCGTATGCTGGTTCCGGTGTCACGCCGTAAACATCTACAGAAGCGGGCTGTGCCGATGAATCTCCCATTGGAACCTCAGGAATGGCCGCTGGTGCTCGAGGATTGATAAGCGTAGCCGAAGCAATTTCTGGAGTGCCGCGCTTCGCTATGTATTCATCGAGTTTCACCTGAACTCCTGGACTCAGGTTTCCTGCTTCGCTTAGCTTTCTGAGCTGATCTAGCTCAACCGCGTCTAAACTCGGGTTAGGCATTCATCTTCTCCTCTATTTCATCGAGTCTCTCCGCGATTCGAGCCTGAGAGGCTAGCAACGCGCCGAACCCCTTACCGTAGTCAACGATCTTACCGCCAGGCGAGTCCTTAACCATTGATTTTCCAGTCTTCGTTTTCTCAAGATCCTGGGCCATCGGGCTTACATAGCGGCCTCTACCGCCAAGGTGGTCATCTTTTTTTGAATCTTTGTACTCGTAAGATTTTCCGCTGATCGCTCGAAGGAATCGATCAATTTCAGAAGATCCATCCTTGATGTTTTTCTTGGAATTCTTATCTGATTGAGCAGCGACTCCAATTCCGGCCCCAATACCTCCCATTACCGAGCCCGCGGAATCCTGATATCTCTTCTTAGACGCCTCATCTAGGTTTGCCTGTCCGGTATCTCTCGCTGTTCCGGTATTAATAAGAGACGTACTGAACGCGTCTTTGTTGGCGATGTTATTCATCATGTTTATCTGTGCCTGCTGCATTTCCTGAGCGCGAAGAATGGCCGACTGATTCGCGGCCTGCTGCTGAGCGGTTGCGGCGTTCATCATGGCCCCCCGCTGAGCAAGTCCAACGTTCGCCCCGCGCGCGGAAGCAGCCATTGCCTGCTGCTGAGCAATGTTTTGATCGGTCGCAGCCTGAAGCTGAGCCTGGGCAATCGTCGGACCCTGGCCGGAAATCGCATTGGCAAGATACTGGTCAAGTTGCATCTGATTCGCGACTGTATTCTGATTTCTATCGGCGATCTGCTGACCGAAATTAAGGTTCAGTCCAGTAGAGTTACCGATCTGTGCTGGGCCTCCACCAGACATTTCATTAGCTGCGGAACCACCGATTCCTCCGACTACTCCACCGACAACATCTCCAACGACGCCAGTTACAGACTTAACGACTCCGCCCATTTTAAATCTCCTTCTCCAAGCAAATGACGTTCGCCGATCCGGGAATCACTTTCATTCCAACGGCAATACACGCAGAAAGGCTTTCTGTAGAATTCTTCGCGTTTACACTCACATTCGCGGTTACCCTTTTGCACCCCCGAGACCGAGCAACATCACATATAGCGTTAAACATATGTGTTCCGATCTTGGATCTCCGCTTTTCCTTAGCGACATGAAACTCGGCGATAAAGCACTCGACTCCATTCATTACGACTCCATAAAATCCATCTTCGTCATGGAAGAACTCACCATTCGGTTGTCTTTCTAGGAAATAGTCCTCATACATCTTCATGAGGCGGCCTTTCTGGAAGGAATCTTGTTCAGGGTTTGCTTCATTCCGAGAATGAAATCCAAACCAGTGATAACCAGATCTGCGTAATCGTCTCCCGAAGTCTTCTGGTCGGTTTCGATCATGAGTCTGACTGAAGAGCACTTCTGGCGAGCCGGCTTGAATCGAATTTCGACGGCGCTCTCTTCTCCTGACGTCCCGGTGAACTTTGATCCATTCGGCGTGTAGTAAGCGCCATCGGTTTGAGATCGATTCCCCCAAACACTAGACGTGTCGAACTCTCTAGTTTCAGACCAGTTTGGATTATAATCGTAACCAACGCTGAATTTTACGATGCACCTACCTCGGATTTCAGCCAAAAGGATCGCCTCATACATTCTTTGGAAACCCTCAAGCGACTCTAGCTTAACCCACGGAGTGATGATTCTCATCGGAACGTGATCGGAAGAAGAATCCAAATAAGTCGACGGGTCTTCGAAGAAGACGGAACCGTCCGACTTTGCGGAAACAAGCATTCCATTCCACTGCGTAACGCCTACTGATTCATAGTTATCCCAGACGTTCCACTTCTTCTCTAAATGGTCATATACAAGTGCGTATCCATCGGAGTGAACGAAGACGACCTGATTCTTGTTTGAGAGAAGATGCGCTCCAGAAATGGAAAGAGCGTTCCACTCCGATACTGGATCTCCGACATGCTCAACTTGAATCGCCCGATTCAAAAGCATGATTCCCTTGCTGGACTTGAAAACGACTCCATGGGGAGTTTGAACCACCGACTTGGAGTAAATCGTTCCCGCATCCCCGGGGATCTTTTGAGGAATCGAAAAATCATTCTGAGATCCTGTATCCGTAGGTCCCTGTCCCTGGTCGAAAAAAGCGTCATCTGGTTTAAGAAAAACAAGCTTCTCGTCCAGGACGGACGATGCGTTTACTCCGCCTCGTCCAGAGTCCGCTCGATTTGTGAACACTTCGTTGAACCCCGGTCCCTCTCCCTTGATGTATGACTTAGAGTACCAGTATTCACCTCCATCTTCGCACCCAGAAAGAACCGCTCTGTTCTGGTAAACGGACACGCTTCTACACGCAGGAGGAGCGATGTTTTCTAAAACACCGCCATTGGTATAAAGTGTTTCGTTCGACTCAATGACAGAATCGGAACTTACGTCTTTAAAGGTTACTGTTTGAGAAGAAGAAACCAAGATTGGAAGAGATTCTGGAATATCAACTCGGTAAAAAGTTGTTCCACCGTCTTTTGTTCTGAAAAGACCGATTCTAACTCCATCCTTGGATGTCGCGTTTATGGAATAGAACGTGAGCGTATTAGAGTCTCCGTTTTCATTGGTGACGCTGATCGGCTTGCACGGAGCGGATCGGTGTATTTGTCCGTGATTATCTACCCACTCGTAAATGTAAGTGTATTGACGAGTACCAGCGGTGATGCTGGTTCCGTCCATTGTTGTGATTGAATTTGTTAGAAGCGTTGGGAAGTGATTAAAACCAAGTTCCGTCAATGATGCCCCATCATAAAATCTTGGAACCGCTCCGGACAGAATTAATCCATCTCCGAACTTCTCTTTCGAAAAACAACCGTCTCCAGAAAAGTCGATTCTTGTGATTTGCACGCCGGCCGTATCCGAAATCGAATCGAAGAAAAACCCCGGACCAGTGACATCCCTGGCGTATAGGGAAGTAACAAAAAGATCAGACCCTACATCCAACATGCTTGCGTCGATTCTAGTGAGAAGAGAGTCAGAAGAGTTTCCAAGGGAAATTCTTGCAATCGTGTTTCTGTCTGAATCGAAGACGAAAAACCCTAGTTGCGCGTCTGATTGTGATCTACAGCAAACGAATGTTTTAGAGCCTATAGAAACAGGTTTTCCGACTAAAAACAGGTTATATATATAGTTTTCAGGGGAACCGACGGAACCAGCGTTTGATACGCTCACCCTCTTAATGATGTTTTGACCAGAGTAAGAATCGTAATAAAGAATAACTCCTGAAGATCCATCGTTAACGGCTGAAGTCTTTATTGCCCCAAGGTTTCCAAGATCAGAATCAACCGAGAACAAAGAAACAGCGGAAGAAAAAGACTGATCGAATATTTCGCATGAAACGGTGTAAACACTTGAACCTGAGTCGAACTCGGTGATGAATAGAAAAATAGCAGCCGTCGAAGTAGTCTTAGAGTGAACGTGCATATTCGTGAACGTTCCAGTGTATGAAACCGTCACGTCTGCTGCGTCTGAATATCCATCTCCCGATCCGGCGAACGTCCCGTCTGACTTAACGTATCCCAGAGTGAAAGTTGTGGTCGCCTTGTTGATCGCTATCACAACAACTGACGAGTCGTGAGCAGAAATGGTGAAAGCTCCATTTGATGATGCATTCAGGGTTGTCGGAGAGCTAAACACAGTGGGTGACACAGCCGAAATGTAAGTAGTGTAAACGCTAGGCGTTCCGGCGTTTGTGGAGTAGAAAACCACGAAATTATCTCCGATTCGATGGCACTCAATTTTTGCAGACGAGACTCCAGAGGCGATAACTGTGGCTGCCACTACTGGTTCCATGGTTTCTCTCGAGAGAACCCCGGCCATAACCCTGGCCGATCCCCCTGAGTCGGTCTCATACCAGGAAACACATATGTAGTCGTCCGAGTAGGCTGACGTCGGAATGGCTTGGTTTCTAGAAGCCTGAAAGACTCTATTGGTGATAAGATTTGCAGGTGTTACGCTACCTTTTTTTACCCACGGGGTTGAAACCCCGTATCTGCTATAGATAGAGTCCGAAGTGACAAGGCACAATTCGGAATCGAACTCAAATACGTCAACCGCATCCGAAATGGTTCCTTCGTTATTCAAAACAGAGTTAGCTAACTGAGTTTTTCCGAACCTCTTGATCAGAGAGCCCGTCTTGTCAAACCTGGCATTCTCTACTAGAGCATTTCTTCCGACGGGCAACAGCTTTGCATCGGTCTTGGTGTCCAAACCAACGCCCAGAGGAAGAGTCATTTTGGTTCTTTGAAGCGCCATAATCAGAAAAATAAAAAAGTCGCAGTAGAGCCCCCTGCGCTAGATTGCAGAATGACCTCTCTCTCCCTGTTTTCATTCACTGTCGTGGATTCCCAAAAATCTACGTTTCCGTTTTTTCCTATGACCAGCCATCCAGTAATTTTTCTTCCCAGCCCATGAAATACAGACGTGTCCGATGTTTCAATCTTCGCAGTGACGACATTCGAATTCAAAATCGGGTTATCTCGGACAAGAGACTTGATCATTGCAGACGTAAAGTCCTGGGTTTTTGAGTTTTCGTATTCAGTGCCTCGAATCGTTTTCAGAGTTCTCATGAGCACCTACCAGATTGGATTTATTCCTTCGTCATTATTGAATCCGTAAACATCGGCGATCTGATCAGGACGGGAAGAATCAAGATTTGCGGAAATCGCCAGTATTCTCTTCGTGATGTTGTCTTTTCCAAGCTGAAGAGCGGAAATGTCCGATTCCTCCTTTGCAAGACACTTAATCGCAGCATCGATGACGATAAATTCGTCGTAATCCATGAAATCATTCAGATCGACCTGGACTACTCCGCCGGAAAGATTACCTGCACTGGCTGCAGTTTGAGCATTCGATCCAGTACCGGAAATTGCTGCGGTCACCAAGTCAGACGACGCCACAGAAGCGTCAATCGCAGCTTTGATTTGAGTTGCAGTAGACACGCCGCTCTCTATCTGAACAGATATGGCGTCGCCAACAACGCTTACGACTTCAGAACCAGCCGTGCCTCCGACCGTGTACTCGACAGAAATGGTGTCTCCTAGCGAGTAAAGATCTTTCGACGTATAGGTTATGTCTTGAAGAACGAGAGACGAAAGAACTCCCACGACTCCAGCGGTTGGTTTAGGAATGTACCACATCCTATAGTCGCCAGTTACCTGATCGACCGGGGTAAGATGAAGGCTAGATCCGACTATTCTGTACTTTACGACACCAAACGCTCTGTAAACCGCGTCCGATCTTCGATTTCGATCGACGAAGTTAAATCTTCTAACGTCAATCCACTGTCCTCCGCCTAGAGACCGATCTAACCCCCTAAGCTTGTAGAAATCGCTTGGCAAACTTCTGGTATTCCCGCTCGAGATAGTGAACAGGAATGGGTCGGCCATGTAATAATCTTCGAACTTCGTGACCAAAAGATCGTATAGCTCTGCAGCGGACTGGTTTATGTAGGTATCCAACTCGCTGTCTTCAACGAAATCGGTATCTTCCATGTCAGCCCGCTGCCGAACTCTGGTTCTATATGAGAGAAGAGTTTTCCCCACTTATTCCCCCATGTCGGCTTCATCCTGATCTGATTCGGAATCAATCAGAATCATCATGTCCTTGATCGCCGAAACGATCTTGGATGGATCATTCGAATTTACTCCAGAAATCAGACGCTCCGCGCACGCGTTACAAGCAGCTTTCGCATCGTACTCTACCTCGCTGGACTTCTCTCCGGCAGGTCCAATGACCGAAGCAATTTTCTTATCATCAAGAAACGGAAGCATTGAAACCTCCGATTAATTGTAGAACGGGTTGACCGAAGAGTTTCGGAACACGGCCTTGAACATCACGAGCGCGCCGGATGCCGGATTGGCGGCAATAAGCTGAGGAGTAGAGTCCGACTCAATGGCCAAGCACTGAACGACGAGAGATCCGGTTGATGCGAGACCGCTTTGAAGCGTTGATGGGTCGACAAGCGGTTGAATTTTTACGACCTGAGAAACCGAGTCGTCGACGATGAACGAGCTAAAATCGAGAAATCGCTTGTACTTGTCCTTGAATGAAATGGTGTATTGACCATCGGTCGATTCTTTTACGACCGAAAGAACGCCTCCGCCCTTTACAGTTCCGGCCGTCACTGCGCCGGATGTCCCGACAGAAAACTCACCAAAGATCGTTACCGTGTCTTTTTCGAAAGTGTATTGAAACTGATTAAGCGTATGGCGATTAGACATGAAAGCGTCCTCTAAGGTTAAGGTTTATCGCGATCTCGATGCCCCCACCGAGTCGCGTTTTAGGGAGATATTGCCCTTAACCTAGTTCTCTTGTTTCAAGGCTTCGGAAGCCCGTCCGTGGACTTCCTTGGCCAATCGTCATGACACCTGAATCGTCTCAAAAAGGAAGCCCCCCGTCCATAGAACGAGGGGCCTCTCATTTATCAGGACTCCGGTGAGGTTAAGCCGCGACCTGAATATTGATATTCCAGCTCGGAGCGCGGCATCCCATGTTCGCATAGTAGCCGTAGCGAACCTCGACGCCATCGCTCGAAGCCTGGCGAAGCATTTTCAGGCCGTCGGTATCGATCACCCCTACAGCCTTGCCGAGAGAGTAGTGCTTCCACACGCTCATCGACAAACCGAACACTCGGTTGCTCGGGCAGTTTTGATCAGGAATGACCTTAATTACCCCCTTGGTTCCGTTGACTTGAATTCCGCGGAAACCAATGGAAGCGTTCGCCATAAGATCGACGTACTGGACTTTCGATCCGAGAGACTTCTCAAGCTCGGAGAACTTTTTGAAGTTCATGAAGTAGTGATCGATACGACCACCCTCACGACCGACCATCGAGTCGCCGGTAATGAGTGCCTCTTCGATCGGATCAGTAGATCCGTCGTGTCGTTGACCTCCAAGTCGGGTATCGACAGATCGATCAACGCCGAAGAATGGGGATGACGAAGGAGCCGACGCAGGAATCCAAGCTTCGAGACCGGCGATTTTCACTAGGTTCGAGCTGCTATGGTCTCCGCGAACGAAGATATAATCCCCCGCTGCAATCGTGGGAATACCGTCCGTCGCGTCGTCTACTGCCGCTCCAAATGTCAAGACGCCGGCAACTCGGTTCACTCCGGTTACGATCAGACCATTCCCGCTAGATCCATACGCCTTCGAAGCACCAGTCAGCGTTGCTGAAGTGTCCAACTCCATTCCGACTTCAAAGTTAGTGATGTCGTCTGGATTCGATAGGGTAAGGGTCGTTCCGCTAACGGACGAACCCGTTAGAATTTGACCGATTTCTCCGTATCCAGCTCGATACTGAGCGATTGCAAGCGATCTGGTAAGCGAATTGATCGCTCCGTCGATTTCAATCGTAGCCGCCTCGAGAAACGCGTTTGCGTCACCTTCAGTTGCTTTCAGCGTTTCGTTATCGATCGTCGCAACGGAGTAATCCTTTACGCGAGTCAAATCGAACGCCGCTAGCTTCGAACTAGTGGCCGCACCACGGATCTGCGCCCGAGCAAACGCCGCAGAGCGGCCCTGTGGGTTTCCGTAAATCGTCGGAATAGGAAGCGACCTACCACCGAATTTCTCCATTTTCGGCATAAGTGCCAAAAGCGGATTATCCATGTAGACCATGTTTTCAACTCGGTCATCGGTATAGTGCTCTTTTAGAATCGGATCTGCTGCTGTTAAATCCATTTGTGCCTCTTAAAGGCACGGGATTGATTAGTTTTTGTTCCAGGCCGCTTTTAGTTTGGCCGCTGCAAGCCTGATAGACTCGTCGCGGTCCAAAAGCGGATTCGGTGCCTTTCCCGTGCCAGTTGCGGGCACCGAACTGGAGTTCGTTAGGGTGACTTCCGGCACTGGAATGGCTTTGGCCGCGTTTGTAGTGACTTGTGTGGCTTCGTCTTTCACCGATTCAGCTAAGAACAGGCTTTTGACCTTGCCGAGGCTCTGAATATTCTTCAGCGCCTCAAAAATTTGATTTTCGACCTGCTCAGCGACTATCGGTATGATCGCCTCTACCTGAGCCCTGGTCTGGTAGGGATTTTCCTCTCCGTCCTCTTCGGCTTTTCTCATCGCTTCTGAAACGACGTTTTGAACCGATTTGAAAACGACATCATAACTGTCAGTTTTCGCCACAAGACCGAATTTCTCTTGGTCTTGATCGATCACCGACTTGAGATGTCCTCGAAAAGATTCAATCTCCCTACTATCGTTCTCTTGTTTCTCAGCCCTCTCCTTCTCGGTGAGCTTTCCTTCAAGTTGAGCGATCTTCTCTTCAAGAGAAGTCATCTTCTCGGAATTTGGATCTTTCTCGATTTGGTTCTTAAGCTGGAAATCTAAAATGTCATTGAACGAAATGCCCGCCGCCTCGAGAATCGCGAGTGGATTTTCGTTTTTCTTTTCAATAGCTTCCTTAATTTTCTCCAGCCCCGAGAAAGACTTCATTTTTTCTTCGAACTCTTTCCTATCTTTAAGAAACTTCTTTTCTCTTTGCGTGAGAGACGCGAACTGAGCCGATAGGTCGTTGGGATTCTTCCCTGGCTCCGCTGGATTGCCGGTTTGGGTGCTCTGAGGGGTAGTTTCGGGTTGTTTTGAGGCATCCTGAATAGCATTTGCGGCCACTACCGGAGCGGCTTCCATACTGCTTTTCCCCGACATTGAAGTAACTTGCTCAACTTGCATTAGGCCTTCTCCTCTTCGATGATTTCGATTTCGAGTCGACGACCCCTCATGTCGCTCGCTTTTGTTCGATTGGTTTTCTCAAGATCGCGTCGCATTCCCTCCGAGATAGGAAGCATCTGAATGGCATGACGAAGGTCATGTCCGATTATTTTGGAAGTTTTAATAATGACTCGATCCACATTAGGATGCTTGACCACCTGCTTGATGACGTAAATCGGCATTAGGCCACTCCCCCGACCGGCATGATGTCGCTTGTAGGTGGTTCCGGTGGGACCGCCATTGGATCGACAGCCTGCTGTGGGACGGATGCCGTCATCTGCGCTTGTGCTTTCTTCTTAAGAGCGTCCGAGTCGTCTATGAATCGGCGCAAGAGCTCGAGAGTTTCCTCGGGTGCGTTTTTGGTTTTCGCCCGGAGGTACGCGCTCTGACCTATAGAAATACATAGATCTAGATTCATGTAGGGCTCTGGAGGGATGTACTCTCCGGACTTAGTCATGTGGCCGATAACCATTCGCACGTCATCGTAAGCGGCGGTCTTAAGCGACATCGCCGATTCCACGTCCGGGAAATCAAGAAGCGACATTGCCATGTCCTTCTCTACGAATCCGGCCTGAACGAGTTCGATGGCTTTTTGCATTCGGCCTGCGGGCTGAGTAGGAAGAAGGCTCGAGGGGAAGACGCGAAGATCGTACTCGTTATCTTCCATATCCACTTCGGACCACCGGATTGAGTTAACGAACTTGTTGTCGCCCGCTTGAACTTCTGGATCATGTCCGGCTTCTTTCAAGTCTTTCATCTTATCGATGACGATTCTTGCCATCTCTAAGTGCGCCTCTTCATATCGCTGTGAGACGATTTGGAATCGCTCGGATTCAATCTCGTTATATTCCCTAAGTGCCGCGCCGGAATCTAATCCCGAAGGCTTCTTCGATTGCGCCGATAGCTGAGAAATGCCGGGGAATTCATACGCCCAACGAATCAGCATGTTTAGGAACTCGTAAATCTCGACAGTGAATGCTTGGCCGGGAACAATGGTCGGAGGAGTCCCGGAGTATTCTCCGATCTGTCCGACAAGATTAGTGATCAGGTTTTTATTCACACCGGACGTGCTCTCAAGCCACACGCGAGGAACCGCTACCGTCGTGATCCCCTTTTCTATCATTCTGATCACTCGATCGATCAGAATTTGAATGCCAGCGATCTCATCTACGAGTGCAACTCCATAGAATCCAGCAAGAGATGGTTTCCACCTCTGAAATACGAACGGGAAATAATTTTTCTTATACTTCTCGGCGTGTAGCGTCGCTCCGTCGATAGTGATCGCGTGAATTCCATCCTTGCTGGAAAATTCGCTCTTCAACTTCCACGACTCTGTTACTTCTAAGACATCCTCGGCAAAAACAGCAGAAACGAGACCCTTAAATGCGCTAGGTGCCGCAAAAATCTTGGCAGAAAACTTAGGAAACTGATTCGCAAGATCGAACCGATTTACATATCTTACTTGGTGAAGCTGAGAAGGCTTTCCATAAATTGCGTCGGCATCGTCGACATAAATCTCTTCCGCATTCGTTCTCTCGGACATGACCTTTCCGTCACGAGTAAAGATCTTTGTAGGCCCAAGACGAAGAACTGATGCGTCGATAAATCCTCGCTGAAGATTTGGGTAAGCCTGCATGGCATCAAACTGACCATCCATGAATTTAGTCAGTTTCTTCGCGCGGTCCTGAAGATCCCAGTCGGAGTCGTTCGTCAGAAAATATGGTCGGACCTTGTTCTTCGCTATTTTGCTCGCAGCCGTGTCCACCGTGCTCGAGCAGACGTTAAGCTTCACTCGGTTTGAATTAGAGCCAAGAGTGGAAGCGTAAATAGTCGAGGCATATAGACCTAAAATCTCCATGTTCTCGTAAAGCCTGGCGTTACGAATCTGCGCAATTCTTCGCCACAACTGGCGTTCTTTGAGTTGTTTTAGGTGTGCGGTGACTCTTTGATGGATCTGCTCTTCATCATCCGAGTCCCACCATCGAAGATGTTTTAGGCCTTCGTTCGAATTTTGCTTGTAATAGATCTTGGGAACTTCTTTATCAGCCATGGCTTACATCACCTCTTTCAGCCTGGCGTGTAGGCGAGCGTCCATTTCATCGACCGTTTCCGGTAGATCATCGAAAGAAGATCGCTGTTTTAATTCGGCTTTCTGAACCGCATCTCTCTTTGATCGAGAGACGGGTCCACCGCGAAGTATCTTCACTGTGTTGAACTCAAGAAGCTGGAGTTCATTTTCTTCGGCTAGCCGCAATAGGGCTTTTAGGGTCTTAACGGATACCTTTTCGGAACTTTTGGGTGTCATTACCCTAGTTCTCTTGTTTCACTCACCCGGCTTCATCCAGGTCTCTCTCCCAGATAGGCTTCATGACCTCGCGTTCCTTGCGCTCCCAGAATTCATCGATTGCGGCTTCGCTGTGGGGAGACGGCTTCTCATAGCGAGGTATTGCCGCGTAGTTATACGCGTATCGCCATAAATACAGGGCTGCGTCCGCGCAGTGATTCGGGCACGAAGCGTTTTCCTCACGCTTTCCTTTGAGCATCTCCTCCTCATCCCAGACGAGCGTCGCGTATTCGTCCGTAAGCTCTGAGCACTCTTCCCCAACGATTTTAATGATTCCGGTTTGGAAGTCTGAGTTCATCAGCTCGATGAATCCATGCTTCCCCTGCTTTTCTGCGGCGATAAGAGGCAGTGAATATCGCTGGCGCATCTCCTCGACGGCCTGCTTGTTTGCTGCGTCGACAATGAGTTTTGCCCCTCGGTACTTTTTCTCATAAGCGCGGAGAATCTCTGCTAGATCCGAGATGATTAGTCTCGGGTACTTTTTCACAGAAATGATGAAAAGGTTCTCGATATGGTGATTGTAGGCACCCACTACGATCGCAGTCGGATCAGGGTCGTATCCTAGATCAATCCCAACAAGGTACTGCCATTGACCTTTCGCACTTGGGAGATCGGCAATGGAGTTTTTAGAATCGTCAAACTTATAAACTAGTTTAGACGTATCAATGAACCACTCTCCTAGATACATTTGCCTGAAGAGCGGCGTCTCCATAATCTTCGGCTGTCGCTCTTTTAGGAAAGCTAGCTCCTCTTTCCACTGATCGCGCATAAACGGGTTATCGAAAGTATTCCACTTGTGGACAGACCATCCCGGCTCTTTTCCGGTCGTAACGTCATAGAAAATGCCTCGCGTAACGTTACCAGGCGTTCCGATCATTATAATGTCACCGCGCATATCGGCCATGGCGGGCTTGATGTACTTGTAAACGATTTCTCCAAGATCCTGGCGATAGGACGCACACTCGTCGATGACGGTGCGGGCGAAAGTCTGTCCTAGAACTTCTTCTTTCTTATCAGGAGAAGCGTCCAAACCTAGAATGTAAATGATAGAACCGTTTGGAAGAGTGCAAGTCAGCTCGGTTTCATTAAACACGCACCCAAGACCGAGCTTTTTATTGATCTTCTTAAGAACATCCTTCCATATAATCCGCTTCGCTGATTTACGCTTAAGTGCAACGTAAAGGACGTTGCATCCTGGAAACTTTTCGGCGGTTTCGAAAAGCATCGCTCCAGCGAGATAAGTTTTCCCAGCTCGTCGAGTGCAGAGCGCGGCCTTCAGTTTCGACGGATCGTTTTTAAACGCGATTTGCTTATCGAAAAGCTCCGCATCCCAATTCCTTAGAGGGGCATTACGCAAGACGTTGCGTCTATGGTACTCCTCTAGGATTGCTCGGTCTCGAGGAGTGAGTTCGCTCACGCACTCTTCGATTCCTTTTGAACAAGCTTAAGCGTAGCCTGCTTCAGCTCCTCGTCAGACATTGCCTTTGCGCGCTTCTCTTCGAATTCAACTAGGCTCGTCACCGAGTCGACCTGTCCGCAGTAGTTCTTTCCAAGCCAGATCTGCATCGTGCCATTTTTCTGATTGATCGCTAGATCAAGCTGAGCGGCCAGAATGTTCTTTCTCATGAACGCACGGTTTTGATCTTGAATCTCGGTGAACGTGCAGTCGTACTTCTCTTTAATCCACCGCTCTAGAGTGTCTTCCGAAACACCGACGATTCTAGAGATGTCACCCTTACTCAGCGGGCACCGAATCGCCTCTTCGAAGACTCTCTCGTCGATCTCTTTCTTTGGTCGACCCATCTTCGCCATAGCTTAGACTCCGGCCTGCGCATTACGGCGCTGGTAACCACGCTTGATTTGCCCTGGAGTCGGAATCTTAACGGATTCGTCCGGCATGTTATCTCCGGGAATGGGTTCGAATTGCTTGGCTTTGTCCGCGCTCTCGGGGGTCAGAGTCTCCGTGAACTTTGGAGTTTCAGCATTCACATGCTCGTCGCTCATTTCTCTCCACCAAGCCGCATTCACGGCTGGAACTTTAGAGATCCAGTGCGTTTCATGACGACGATGATTAATGGAGAAAATGCGATCATCATCGCTCAACTCAATATTGTATTCTTTTGAGTTAACGTGAAGCTCCTCCCTTGCTCCGATCTTTACGCTCGTGTGAAACTTCACCTGAAAAATCTTCTTAGCCATCTCTATGCGCTCCTTTGGTTAAACTTTCTGACGAGATCCATGATGAAAGGGTTGTATTTGAACCCATGCTTTTCCCTTAACTTCGCGGTCAGATCATTAATGTGCGTGACGACGAAGCCAGACTTTCTGTTTTCTTTCGGGCAAATTAGATTCACTGCTGCCGACATGATGCCGAGACGGTGGTAGGTGCGCTTCATGTGCGCGTAATGGAGAACGAAAAGATCGTCTAGAAAGTCCCAGACGAGAAATCCCAGAATGTGAGCTGAATCATCGGGGTTGCAGATGATCCCGACGTTTGATTCTGAGATGATTCCTGAGATTCTGGATTTTTCTTTATCGTAGTAGATGGAGTTCGTGAGATAGGCGCGATCTCCGACCCTTCGCTGACCTTCGAGCCAGGTTGAGAAAACGTATGGAAGGTCTTCACCGGATATTGGTCTAATTTTGAATGGCGGGACTGCCCGCGATCGGATGGCTTGCACTCATTCTCTCGATCTGGGTCGTAATCTCTGAACGGCCCGTCTAAAACTCTCTTGATGAACCTGAAAATCGCGACATAGTGAACGCCTAGACGCTCCGCTATGTCGCGATAAGGAACTCCCTCTGAGTAGAGTTCCCATATATGTTCCTCTGTTTCAGACGCCCATTTGAATTCGTGAAGGAAACAGGAAACGCGGCGATAAAACTCAGCATTTCCGTCGCCTCGAGACATTCTCTCGATCAGCTTCGTGTCGGTTCGGATGGCTCCAGACGAATACTCAATGTCATCGAATCCTGATTCGCGCAGTTTTTCATACCACTCATCCCTGAGCTGAACGAATTCGCGCTTCCCTGCCATTACTCAAGAGAGTAGACCTATATGAAAAATCTATCATTATAAATTTTCCATAGATTAGGTCTATATGGGCTTTTTGGCGTCCAAATGCCGACTTTTGGCGCCGTGATCACGCACCCACCGCCTTAAGAGCCGCTAGGCAGATGGCGACGGCGAGAATGGCATATCGTCCTTCGGAGTGCATGGGTGGTCTAAACCAGCCTT